ACCAAAGACTCCAGAGACCGGTCTTCACCTTCGATGTCTTCTGGGATGTACCCTACCTCGGCAAAGGGCAGGTAGGTGAAACGGTATTTCAACGGTGTGGCTTTAACCGTACGGTGTTTACCACGATGCACGGCCAGGTAATGTCTTCGATCTTGCTCCACGATATCGACATAGATTTCCAGGTCGGCTTCGTTAGCGATCCGCTTAGCACCGTCCCAGTAGTTCTTACCTGCGATCTCTTGTACAAATTTACCAACCCCTGATCGTTTTAGACTCATCGCTTCTTGCGAGAGCTGGTGTGGGGTAACGAATAGGATATTACGAGCAGACATGAAGGTACGGACTTTCTGCATCAGTAGTCGTACGTCTTCACCGATCATGCTTGATTGACAGCCTTTACGATTAATCAAGGCCAAGTAGTCAAACCAGCAACCGTGGATCTCATAGCCAGCCTCCTCGTACTTCAACACCACGTTAAACAGATCGCTGTAAGTGAAATCGGTCGGGTCGATACGAATCATCGTTACTTCCCACCCACGTTCACTTAGACGTTTGGCGATGTACGCTGAGGCGACGTCGATGTCAATCTGTGAGACATCGACCGTTTCTCCAGTCTCGTTCTCTTTCAACGCAACGTACATCCGAATCAGATCTTCTTCAGCGCGGTTCTCTGAAGAGAAGAACAGTAGGGTTGGTTTCTTGTCGGGGTTATCAGGGATAGGGTCGTTGTACAGACAGGCATGTCGGAATAGGTCGTGTACGAAGCCGGATTTGTAACAATGAGTCAAACCACCGACCAATACAAACATTCCTCGACGCATCTGACCGGACTCGCCCATCATGCGATTGATTGCTTGCCAGCCGGTTTTAAAGCCACCTAAGCCTTCGGTATCTTCTTTTGCTTTTTCTAGGACGTTTTTCAAACTCTCAGGATCAGACATATTCATTACACTCATAACGAATTCTTGATCATCCTTCGTCCACCCATTCGAGTAGACCTCCAGATCCGCAACTAAGCCTTCGACATACTTCTTCCAGTCGATAGGTTTCTTACTGTAAAACAACTCCCTGTGTGCTTTATGGATGACGTCCCTGATCGCCCATTGGTGTAGGTAAGACTGCAACTCTTTCTCAAGACCCGCACACAGCTTTAACAGTTCGTCTTGCGGCATCTCTGTGTAATTGGCAACTTCTTCAAATGCTTGGTGAACAGCATAGTCGTCGTCGGCGTTCAAACGAACCCGCTGTGATAAACTGATGTAATCGAAAGGTTGATTGGTCGGTTGTTCACACATCCACGTCACGGTTTCCCTCAATCCCACGATGACATTACGACCAGAATCGGTTTCAATTATCTGTTCTGGTAACTTCAACCGCGCAATGATGTCATACGCTAAGGGTATGGAACGTTGTCTAACCTTATGACAGACACTTTCACAGTACAACAGTGTGATGATCTTAACGAGGACCAGTTTTGAATCCATGGTACATCCTTTAAAGGCATTGTGTCGAGGCATTTACGTGTCTTAGTACTCGACTCCAGAAGTTTGAGCATACCATGGACTGAGTCTTTAAAGTTTGAGTGTTGTCTCATAATCTGTATCACGCCTGGCTTTCTTGTAGGAGAGTTCGATGAAACTCATTATAGTTCCCAAGTGGCTTGATAAGGTAGTTCAGTGTAATGGTTTGAGTAAAAGTCACTTATGTGATGCCGAGGCTCTCAAGCCCTATCTATCCAAAAAGGATATGTTAGAGTACGCCAGATTACCGTATCAATGCCTTGATTACTTTAACCAACGGTATGGGTTAGACCTACCCATAGACGAGGAGATCGGTCCATCGTGGTCGCAACCATTCACCGCGACCGAGGAGGTCGATTGGATTGATCGCCTGACCATGAATTTCAGTGCTAAGATGGGGTTACCACAACTGCTTCTTGGTCACCATATGCCAGAGGGTCACCATCTGGGATTTGACATAGAAGTCTTTAATACCAAGGATTCGGAAGAAGTCATTGGTGTCTTTGCTCGGTTGTGTCAAAACTCAACCTGCAACGATCACAATGAAGATTACCAGTTTATTGAAGAACTCACTGGGATATTGTATGCCCGTAACCATAGCCTAAGAGACCTCCATGCAGACGGAGTCCTAGCAGCTTACATTCAGAAACTGGGCTAGTTGGGCTGTTTTTATAGCCCATGATATAGTGGCTGTTTTCATAATGCGGCTACTGGCCCATTAGTATCTTTTGAGTAAAAGGAACCATAGGTATGTCCAAGACGAGATTTGCTGATATAATCAACGGGGTACTGCGGGACCTCGACACCGCTATGAGCACCAACGGCATTACCGTTAACCAACAGGTTATTAACGGTACATATAGCCAAGAAGGCGCTCAACACTTCCTTCGCGATTTCGACGACCAGACACGTGGCGTCCGTGAAGAAGTTTCTCGAATCATGTCTGAGCTCGATGAGTCTTTCGAAGCTGACAGCATGTCCATGGAAACCAGTGAGCCAATGCGTGCTGGTCTGATTGCAGCCCTGGCTTCACAGCAGCCTGCACAGTACCATCGCCAAGCTCTGAAAAGCGGTGCCGGTGACCTGTTGTCACTCGAATCTGTTTACTCCGGTCTCGGTGGTGAAGTCGACGTAGCTGGCGTGGATGCGTACAGCCAAGAAGCGTTTGACGAAACTGAACTGAATAACTTTGCTGCACAGAACATCGTGTTCAACGTACTGGCGTCACGTCAGGACGGGTTTGCCGAAGCTTTCTTCCCGACCAAGGTCGTTGCACCTTCTGAAGGCGGCATCAAGATCACTGTGGATCGTCAAGAAGTTCTTGACTACGCACAGCACAAGACTGATGGCACTGGCCTAACGGTTAACCGTCGTAACCTGATCGACGCATTTGCCGATCACCGCATCCTGGCACGTCCGGCTACCGAGCTGGTCCCCTGGGCAAAAGAAGATAACAGTAACTCTGCCAACTTCGTCGCGGAAGCCGACATTGCATCACGTACCATGGAAATCTCTGGTACTGCCGTTCGTACACGTCCTCTGAAGATGGGCCGTAAGATCAACTTCCTGGGTCTGTCTCAGCACCCTGGTCTGATCGATAATGGCATTCTGGACATGACTGACCAGATCGCTCCTGGTGCACGTCTGAAGAACCTGTACATGAAGCTGGCTGGTCCTACTGCTGCTGAAGACGAAGTCATTCGTTTCAACACTGAGCACATGACCCGTAACCAGTTCAAGAAGTCCGCTGAAGGCCAAGGTCGCGAAGTCGTACTGAACTTCGTATCTCAGTCTCTGCCTCTGGATGCCAACACCAAGACCATCGCCGGTGCTGCCTCAGCTCTGCTGCAGACACAAGTAGCCGATCAAGACGTCGTTGTACGTCTGGCTATCTCGGTTAACGGTAACGGTAACCTGGACACCGGTTCTCTGGATCTTCACTCCTCCAACGTCCGCGTTGAAAGTGTTGTTGATGCAGCTGGTGATGAACTGGCTCTGGATACTGGCGCAGGTAAAGCCGTTGTTGATCGTCTGGAAGCTCTGAGCGCAACCGTTATCGGTTACGAACTGGCTGCTCGTCGTTCCAACAGCAACTGGCGTTCAACTGGTGCCCTGATCGACGTAACTCCATATACCGAGAGCTACGCTATTGAGCCAGGCTACCCGATCAGCGTTCTGACGCCGACCGACGATACCCAGAACGGTGCCAAGATCTCTGGCATGATCAACGCTGCCCGTGTGCGGAACAGCAACAACGCTATCACTACTCTGCTGAACTATGCTGAGCAGCTGGAAGCGTACACTGAAGCCATGTCACGTGGTGTGAAGACTGATATCCTGGGCGCTGGTCGTCACGTGGTTCGTCCGTTCTTCTTCACCAACACCATCAACGTTGCCGATCGCGTTACAAGCATCAGCTCTCACGAGCGTGCTGAAGACGTGTCCCGTGTACTCGTGGATGCTATCCGTGATGCGGCTTACCGCATGTACCGTGACTCCAACTACGGTCCGGCTCTGGATCTGGCTAACGCGGGTACCGCGACCAAGCCTGTCCTGCTGATCGGTTGTGATGCGGTTACTGCACGTTACCTCAACGTGACTGCTGACGAGCGCCTGATGGGCGGTGAGATGGACTACCGTATCGTCAGCACCAACGACGATCGGATGGAAGACAGCATCTTCCTGACCTTCACTCGTGAGCGTCCAGGTAGCGAAGACGGCCTGAGCTTTGGCGTACACGCGTACATGCCTGAGCTGATCCAGCGTGTCACTACCAACCGTGGTGGCTCTACTGCGAAGAACGACCGTGTTGTGCCTCGTAACATTCACGTTCCTGTCCTGCCGGTAATGAGCCGTCTGGAAGTTCTGAACCTGAAAGAAGCGGTCACTAACACTGCCCCGTAATCGGCTGTGTTGACGACATACCTCAGACTCTGAGGTTAATGGGTGAAGTGATGGGAGAGGGCCTTCGGGTCCTCTCCTTTTTTTTTTGCCTAGGCTAAAAAACTAGAGAGATATATCATGAAGGTGATCTCATAACCTGGAGATTATCACCATGGCTTTAACATGCAATACCTAGAGGAATCATCGACAGCTTACTACGAAGTACAAAACGTAACTGTCAGTGACAATACAAAAGCCGCATGGAGTCCACTGGAGAAAACTGTTTCCTATTACAATCATCTCAACGACGATGTGACAATAGTGGGACGAGACGGTTTACCGTTTAAGGTACCTCCAACGAGACGGCGCGATAACACGTTCCAAGTCCGAGTGACGTATTCGATTGACTCAAGTATAACGGTCGATCCGAATAGCGTGTTTTATCACCACGGCAGTGATACTGCTGAAGGTAGAGCGCTTAAATCAGCCATTGCGGCTATAGAGGAGAATCCTACCCACGGAAAGAAAACCTTCTCATTAGACTACACGGTTAGCCGTGATGATATCGTTCGTAACGGCGGGATACTTTATCTTGCCGAACTGGACCTTGTCATAAATGTTACAAAGGAAGACTGGAAAACCTTGCATCCATACAGCGATGCAGCGACCCGTTACCAACTCATAGAAGCGGAGACTAATGTAAACAACACCGAGCGTTTTGGCTATTCGATGTACCTTGTGAGCAACGATGGTCGATACAAAGATAAGTATATCAACATAGGAGGGTTTGTTTATAGGGTACCTTCAACGAAGAATAAAAGTTTACGGGACGGCGTGTATCTATGTAGCACAGGTCCTGTCGATAACGATGCAACCATGCCCATGCCGCTTGCGGTGCATTATACTTTCGAAGACGCACAGGAGAAACTGAAGCTATACGACTCGGCCGAGGAAGCCGATAAGCTGGGTGATCAACTTGCAGAACGAGAAAGGGAAATCAAAGAACTTCAGGTAAAGTATCGAGAGTTGGAGCATGAACTTAAGATAGAACGCATGGAGTTTGAACAAGAGATAGAGGAGAAGAAAAGGGAGTATGAACGGGTCTCGCTAGACCGACAACGAGAGCAGTCAAATCTCGAACATGAACGGACGATGCGCGGGTTGCGCGACAAGGAATATTACGAGTCCCGTAGTCTGGCTCGTAAAGACTCTAGCGAAGTCGTTAAGTTCATCCCTACGATCATCACTGGTACATTAGCCCTCGCAGTACTGCTTTTCAAATACAAACAATAGGGTTCTTTGAAATGGATAGAGGACTACTAGAAGGTGCTATGGCTAAGACGCCAGACCTAAACCCACGCATCCTGAACGGGATAGCTACTGAACAGTTGAAAGGGGTAGAACAGTATATTGATCAGATCTTTCGGTGTGCTGCCGCTGACTTTCCTGAGGGGTTGGTCTATGACGGATATCACCGCTGCTCTCCGAACGAGGAGTTCAACGAGATAACGCGCCCTAGAGACAACAAGCAGTCTTATGAACTGGCCCGAAGTGACTTCTACATGGTCGCTTATCGTTTTACGTATAAAGGCGAAGAACTGTTTCCACGGTATCTCCACTTACCTTATGTCGAGCGAGGTGGTTTAGTACACGTGAGGGGTAAGCAGTTTGCCATACATCCTGTGCTGGCGGATCCCGATTTCAGTATCGGTACCAAAAGCATGTTCATTCAACTAACCCGAACGCGACTGACGTTCGAACGTACTACTCACCATTTCATGGCGAATGCCGGACGCGAAACCACCTACGTTGTGTGGTCTTGGGTTCACAGTGCGGCTCGTGCCCGCAATGGTCGTGCCAAGAGCAATCGAGTTATCCATAGCACTATGGCTCATTATCTATTTGCCAAGTTTGGCGTGACGAAAGCATTGAGTGAATTTGCAGGTGCCGATGTGGTTATCGGGGAGGATGAGATTAATCATGAAACCCATCCTCCCAGTGACTGGGTAATCTGCACGCCTGTTGGATTCAAACCCCCGGCTTGGACCGGTAAGGAATATCGCAGTAGTCGTATCCGAGTAGCGGTTCCTAAGAGCCAATACACCCAAGCAGCGAAGAGTCTGTTGGGAGGATTCTTTTATGTAGTGGACCATTACCCTGACCGTTTGAAAGCGGAGTATGTCGATAACGTGTGGATCTGGAAGGTACTTCTAGGTTACATCATCTTCGGCCCAGGCAGTGGTGAAGGTCTTATGGTGAGTGAAGTGGAAGACCATCTGGTCTCCATGGATGAATACATCGATAACATCGTGTGGGAGGATTTGAAACGCTCTGGTATCGTCTGCGATGACATCTACGAGTTGTTTATGTACGTGATCGAGGTGTTAGCGAACAACACCATCACGACCGACGTTGGTATTTCCAGCATCTACGGTAAGCGTCTTATTACGCTACGGTACGTCATGTTCGATATCGTCAGTCAAATCAACTTGTTGATGTACAAACTCAAGGCGGCGCAAAAGAAGCGTGAAGTGTTAGAGCAAACTGAGATCGTGAATCTCATGAACAAACATTTGAGAAACGGCCGGATAGCGAATATTAGTAACCACGCCAAGCACCCGGAGGTGACCCCCATCTCCACGTCTAACGACAACATGTTCTTTGGTATTACCTCAATGATGGTAACCCAAGAGAATGCTTCGGCCAGTGGTGGTAAGAAGTCAAAGATCAACCTGAAGGATCCTGGTAAGCACCTGCATTCCAGTATTGCTGAAGTGGCTTCTTACAACAATATTCCTAAGTCCGATCCGACTGGTCGTAGTCGGATTAATCCATGTCTTAGGTTAGGGCCCAATGACATGGTAGAACGTGATCCAGATAAGAAAGATCTTCTGGATCACGTACAAATGCTGCTTTCTCAATAATCGGGAGCCTTCGGGCTCCCTTTATTTGGCGACTATAAAAAAACTAACTAATAAGGAGACCGCCATGGTCGTAGATAAACAACACGCAATACATCAGGCCGCCGTCATTTACGGTATCGCTTTCTTAGTAGCAATCATTCTGTCGTTACCCACCGGTAGCTGGGACTATCTACTGGTAGTCCCTGTGTTATTTGGGTCGATTATTTGCTACTTACAAGGAATCTTTAGTCCTTCATTGTGGCAGAGGTCGAACCATGTCTCGGCGCAACGCGGATCAATTCACTAAGCTGATAGCGCACCTACTACTTGACGGATGGCACTGGTCACCTCACAAACCTGACGAAGACACTCTACTGGAGATCGTCTCGCTGGGTCGGGCTCATCGTCTACTAAGCCGAGTTTGCAGTACGGATCTCGGCTCGTACACACAGTTTATTCATATTTTCAGGGGTCGTCGAGAATACGCGGTGACAAGGTACCATTTGAAAGTTCACCAGATAGGGGAATGGTCTGCGTGGATAGAGAATACAAACGACACTACCCCAGAAGTCTCATCAAGAGACCGATTACTTTGGATCTAACTATCCTTTAGAAATATATCATTGCGGTGAGTATTACTCACCAAGACAACCTTTCTTGGTAGGACGACGGTCCTAAAATCAATTAACTCCATTAGGAGATGCATCGATGCATTACAATCAAGGGTACGGTGGGAATCAGCTCCCAGTACCGGCGGATCAGGCGTTTGAACAGAACATCGTTCAGAACCTCCCGCCGTTACCTAGGACAGAATGTGCCCAGCAACTGCCTGAACGAGAGGCTGTGGGTTTGCACATGGCCCTGATTAATGGATTGCAACAACAAACCGCTAAGGGTCCTATCCGGATCTTTATGTTTAACTTGTATTCCGATCGGCAGTATGGCACTCAGTTGTACGCTGAGCTCTATGAAACAGCGGCTGAATATATGCTGGCGGCTACGATGGCCAATGTGCCAACGTCGCCTGTGAACGTGGCTGACGAAGTCCTGAAGGTTGAGATATTGAATCTTCTTGATCAATATCCACCACTCCAGGGTTATCTCAACCAGCAGCAGGTACAGGAGGCTCAACAGGTTGCTCAACTGAGAAGTCAGATCAGTAATCTGGTACATTCGGTTAAACAGCAAAACATGGGTGGTCAAGGTGGTTGGCAGCAACCTCAACCTCAACAGCAAAACATGGGTGGTCAAGGTGGTTGGAATCAACAACCGCCTCCGTGGCAGAACCAAGGTAACATGGGTGGTGGTGGCTGGCAGAACCAAGGCGGTATGGGAGGTCCTGGAGGTGGCATGCAGAACCAAGGCGGTATGGGAGGTCCTGGAGGTGGCATGCCTGGCATGGGTATGGGAGGTCCTAGTATGGGTCGCTCTATGGCACCGCCGGTCGGTGGGAACGGGTATTCCCAAGGACCGGGTGGTAGACCAGGGGCAATGCATGGTAGGACTAATCAAGGTCCCACTAGACCTAGCGCGACTATGATAGACCGTGGATCCGATCCCATGGGCGGCCATCCTCGATCTTCTAGTCGGAAGCCCGTTGTTGGTATCAATTCGGTCGACTCGACCAAGGTTTTAACAAGAAAAGAGGGAAGTCCACCTATGAAACACGTGCCGGATGTAGATAGAGAGATAGGACATTTGATGGCAGTGCAAGACAGTAAGCAATACACTGCAGCCATCGATAAGGATATCCTCTTTGTCGCAGATAGACACGTTCCAGCTATAACCTCCGATCAGAGACTGATAATGACCAAGTCTGAGAAAGGGGTAGCATCGTACTCAGTTGTTATGAAAGATGAGGAATCAGAAATGGACTACAATGACCACGAAGAGCAGCCGGATATGCAGAAACTGTCCCGCGATACTCAGATATCTAAGAAAGTGGGAAAACCAGTAGATTGGTCAGGTGTCACGATTCAGACCATCGTTGAAGAAACCGATGAGACGGTCGAAGAATTGGCTGATAACGTACCTATCTCTCTGAAAGCGTTCGTAGAAGGCTATGGTATTGATCATGCTCGGACGGAAGCACAGCGTCGCTTGCATGAGAAAGGCGTACTCCGTCTTGACGGTCGTGTGGTGGAATATTACCTCTCGGTCAAGACACCGATCTTGGCGACTAACGAAGAAGCTCGGCAGGTAGATCAACTCAGCAGCGACTCAAGGGATTTGTCTGAGCTGATCGATAACTTCATAAAACTGCGTGAGGACATCTCCAGCGAGCTCTGGTTCATGCTGCACGATCGCATGACGTGCATCTTTAATCGTCACCTGCAAGGCGGTGTGGCGTTTGACGGTGAGATCGACTCTATCGTTGAAGATTACGATGAAGTTCTGGTCGCTTTGGCGCTTGAGTTAGCACCTTCAGCGGTGGATCGGTTCAAGTTGAATACGTTTTCTTCCATCATCAAGGGGATTGTCAGCAAACATTCTCCGAAGACAAAGATCCTGGATCTGGTTGAGGCCACCTCGGTGACTCAACTGCCTTGGTCCTCTTCAGAGATGGATCTCACTCTGCCATCGAAGTACAACATGGTTACGGTGAGCGTGGCATCTCACATGCACGCAGCCCTACTGCGTCTGTTTAAGCGCACCAATGTGAACGACCTGAGCGTGAATCGTCGGTACTTGGTGACTGCAGACAACGTGTGGTTGGAGCTGATACATAGTGATGTGGCTAGTGAAACTGTTCTGATCAGCAAACTCAATCGCTGTTAAGTAACTATCTAGGGGGACCATTCGGTCCCTCTATTTTTTTGGGAAGGATAAATCATGCGGGCTTTGATCATCTCAGACAAGTCATCTGAGGACATGAAAACGATGATGTCGTTCTATTACGGCTTCAACCCCAAGTCTATAATCACCGTGACTCATTATCACGAATTAACACAAGCACAACGAGAGCAAGACGATGTGTTGGTGCATGTGCAACAACCACCTATCGCGTTATCCCAAACTTACCCATTGAAGACGTATTTCGACTTCCTTAATTTGGCTCCGTACAATCAGCCAACGTCATGGATCAAGTCGTTTGATTACGCCATCGTCAGCACCGTCGACGAGTCCTCTGAACGACGCTATCACATGCTACACAGCTGAGGTGAATATGAAGTATCGCATTGCAGAGTTTTGCGAGTTGCCTGAAAAATTAGACTATGCTCAACAAATCGTGTTTCGTCTAGGGAACCCTGAGTTCTTTAATGATCAATTGTTTAAAGACCCAGGCATGTTGTCTCCAGCAGATCAACGTTCGGCGACGATGGGCATCACTCAAGCAGCGAAAGTGCTGGATTGTGACTTCGCTGTTGTCAATCCCCCGCAGTACTACCGAGTACTCCTGGAACTGGCCCTGACACAAGAAGGGATAGTGCCGGTGTATCCGGAACTGGATGTTGCTAAAGGTGGCCACATTCATTTGATGAGGTTTAAGGTAGGCGAACATCTACCTAATGAGACCTTAACCCATCGCTTAGAAGAAGCGTATGAGCAATGGAAAAAGTTACATTTTGCAGAACTCACCGAAGTGCAGTTAGCTATATGTCAAGACCCCTGGCGTATGTTTCTTGATCGCGAGGCTCGCACCCTGTTCCAACGCTCTATGCATTAACCCACCCCAAACTTTAAGATAAGGACAATCATGAAAAAGTATATAGATCCAATCCTCGGCGGTTTGGTACTGGTCGTTATCCTGGCAGCGTCAGGTCAAGTCAGAGCCAATCCATGTCCCATCTTTACCACAGAACAGGACGTATTGATACGAATGGCCCACGCCGTCGGCAGTTATCACGACTGGGGATACACCCTATCCGCCATCGTTTGGAAAGAATCGATTGTCGGTGATCACATCGTTCGTGTCAATAGCAAAGACGGTGACTTAGGTAGCTTTGGTGTAGGTCAAATGCAACTAACCACCGCCATGTATCTGACGGACACCACCAACCGGTGGGATGCCACCGCAAATTTAGCCCCTAGACTAATCAACGATGATGTCTATGCTTTGGAGTTGTCGTTAAAATATATCGTGAAACATCAAGACATGACCTGGCGCGATATGATCGCCCGATACAATGGAAGGGGCGAAGCGGCTCGCATCTACGCTGAAGACATCGTCCGTCGCGTCATGCTCTTACAAGAGTGTCTAAAGATGTAATGCGGCATAAGAGGGAGCCCGTAGGCTCCCTCTATTTTTTTTTTGTTACGTCTAGTTCACAGACTCACTCAGGACCGTCATCTTAACGCCCCCTATGGGTACGCGAGCATCGTGTCTTGGGTTGTTGGTCACCTTAACCGTAACCCCCACGTCGATGGTTGCCTGTCCTTCCCCTTTGGAATTACTCACCGACAAAGGACTCACATTCTGACGATACTCTCGTTGCAGGGTATGTGATTGTAACTCAGTCGATAGAGCTGAGATCCGATGGATGTCTACCCAACGGCCCTCAAGGTACGTAGAGTCCACGTCACTGACTCGTGGCATCACTGTATCCAATACTCGGTAAGACGTGTTGTTGATGCTCTGGAGGTACTGTACCGTGTAGCTGGACAGCCGTCCCATCAGCTCCAACATATTCTTCTGAAGATCTGCCAAGAAACTGGTGGAACTGACGTCTTCACCCAAGATCAATCCTAAGATATCCCCGGCCAATAGGTCCAGATCCAACGCTCCCAGCTCACCGTACTCCAACCCTCGTATTGCAAACCAGTCTGTAAAGAACTCACCGATTCCGAAATCACAGACTACGTCCCGATACTGCGCAGAGACCACACTTTCAGCCATGGCTCTGGCGTACTTGTCTTGGTAGCTGGAGTACTGATTTCGTTGACGATTCTGAACAACAAACAACGCTTGGCAAAATTCTCGGAAGGCGCTGACAGAGATGTATTGTCCCATCGGAGGGTGACCTGATCGTAACCTAGCGATGTCGGCTCTAGGTACCCGCTTCAGATTGCAATACTTCTCCAAGGCACTCACCGACGGGACGATCGGTTTTCTGACCCGTCTGGCGTAGATGGGTGGTATCGTTTCCAGAGTTATCCCTCGGGCTTTGTTAAACGCCCACAAGAAAACCACAAACGCATCTTTTACTCCCATGGGTGAAGCAACGCCTGTTTGCGGGTTAGCCACGTTAATGACAGCCGTAAGACGGTTCTTAGACGCCAGATAGATCCAGTGATTGAAGATGGTATCCTCACGAGTAAACGTCACACTGTCTGTGGTGTCCAACAGGGCCGATTCCAAGATCTTGGTAGGCAACCTATTGACCAGACTGTTTTCCATTTTCTCGACGTTCTGAGGCAACCGATCAAAGTGCTCTCGTTGGTTGTTCTTGGCTTTCTGGAACTGACGCTGAGATACATCCACCACACTACGACGGTTACTACTACCATCTCCTGGGTGGTCGTTAAGCGGTATGCGCCTCATTTCGATCTCAGGCTTCAGATCGTTTGCAATATCCTGAGTCTTATGAAGCATCTCATACTTCGCTAGCGGCAGATTACGCTCGTTGATGATCCTTACCAAAAGACTGTTAAACGTTTCTTGTGTACCGGCATGTCTTTGAAGGTATTTGATATTCCGATATAGAAACATCGCTTGTTTCAAAGTGAGATACGGTAGATGTACATCCAAGCGGTTATGGCTGGCCAAGCGTTCTCTAATATGAAAGCTATGGGTCTCATTGGTCAGACACGCTTCTTGTCTCAGGTTAATGATCTCTGGAATCATTTGGGTGTACAAAATACCCAATTGAGCCGCTGGGTAATACTCATCGGTGATGGCATACCCTGCAATGTTCCACCGCAACATGAACGCATCGATCCACTGTTGCAACTTTGCAGTGAAGTTGACTTCTTGAGGTTCGACCAACGCGCTGTTGATGTACAGAATCTTTCCGTCTTCTGCTTCGATGGCCTTCTGGCGATCGATTGGATTCAAGATCCCCAGGATCAAGGTTTCCTGATCAGGATGGCGGTCAGTGAGGTCCCGATAGTATCGAGACCCATAGGCATAAGCCTCAGCCGTTGCCCGGTTGATTTCCAGATTCTCTTTGGTAAACTCGATGGTTTCCAACGTATCCATGGACGTGACGGTCATCATTTTATCTGTATCATGATACAGACCTGCTAAATTCATATAGTACTTCCACGCATACGGGTTGTCCGATACAGGATGACCATAGAGTCTGAGATCACGATTGATGGTTTCAGCAACCAACTCCGATTTGATCACCATGGTTTTGGCAAGATCAAATATCTGTTTCAAATAAATGCGGTAATACGCGTTTAACATACTACACCTCGTGCTGGAGGATTGCTTCGAATGAGTAAAGATAACAAACAACGGCGTATTGATCACGAGACTCGCGTTAAGCGTCAGTCTGCGATCATGACCAAATTGGTCAACGACAACAGTAGCCAGCGCGCCTATGGAGCGGATGGTAATCGGAAACCACAACAGCCTCCTATGTCTGTGCTGAACGCAGTGTCCGATAAGACGGCTAACGTCGTTAACGATCTGGACTCGCTAGAGCAGTTGCTACCGGACATTGAGCTGGCCGCGCAGATTCTAGTCAGCAGTATCTTATCGCCTAAGGACATGGGTGCCCCTAACTTGTCATTTGCGGTCAATAGTCAATTCAAAGAACAGGAAGTCGCCGGGAAGATGCTTAGAGTCATCGACGACTACTTTACCAATGACTATAGGATTAACGAAGAGCTGTCCGACATTTTGCATGACATTCTCTTTAAGAAAGGTTCCTACATTCGTATGGTAGTGCCTGAGTCCAGTCTTGATCAGTTGATCAATGAACAAGGACGGATGTCACTGGAATCTATCCGGTCGTATGTGGACCCAACGGATATGTCGGCTCGACCCATCGGTCTACTGGGTGATGCCGATCCTCCCAGTAGGGAAGTCGACAAGAATAAAAAGATTTCATTGGAAGCTGAGAACCGCATCAGTTTGGAGTCTTTGAGTTCGACGAGCACCACCCAATCTCCGAGCATGACCTATCGTGGAATCGGTGACAGCATCAGTGTGGTCGACAACCCCGATGCAATGAAGATGCCTTCTTTCTTCGATAAGGTCCGCAAGGATCGTTTCTCGCAACAGCTCGCCAGTCGTCACATGACCATGGAAGCTCGTAAACGTAAAAAGGATAAGGAAGATAAGGAAAAACCACAGGAAAAGAAGAAGACCACCGATCTGGGCAATACCGACAGCGAGATAGAGAACCGGTTAAAGAGCACTCGTCGTGATCTTCGAGTCGAACCTGTGGTGGAATTGAAGAACCGTTACGATGCTGACCGTGAAACCGTAGGACACCCTATGGTTATCAACCTGGCAACCGAAGCGGTCATTCCTGCTCACGTACCTTCGAACCCACGTAAGCACATCGGTTACTTTGTATTGTTGGATCAGTACGGTAACCCTATCAGTACTGCTACCACCACCGACCATTATCGGTACCTTCAACGGTCGTTCCAGGATGGTCAGGCCGATAGTTCTATCAACAGTGTCTTGAAAGAGATGCGTGGTGGGATGGACTTTGCCGATGCAGGCAGTCATTACGAGACCATCGCTCAAGCCACCAGTGCGTTTGCGGACATCATTGAACGTAACTTGTTGACTCGTATCCGTAAAGGCATGGGCCACGAGTCTGTTGAGTTGGGGCGTCCAGATGAGATCTATCAGATCATGTTTGCTCGCACCCTGAAAAAGAAACGGACTCAGATCTTGTTCGTGCCGGTCGAGTTGATGTCGTACATGGCGTTCTATCACACCAATCAAGGTGTCGGTAAGTCCTTGTTGGAAGAGTCTCGTGTGCTGGGTAGTATCCGAGTACTGTTGATGTTTGCCAACACCATGGCATCCATCCGTAACTCAACCAGTCAAACAGAGTTGGGTATCCAATTGGATCCTAACGATACCGATCCTTTGTCCACGATCTCTCAGGTCAAAGAAGCTTTCATGCGTTCTCGCTCTGAGCAGTTTCCGTTGGGTGAAGGCGATCCTTCTGCGGTGGTGCGTTACTTGCAACAAGCTGGGGTCAGTGTGGTCTACTCCGGGCATGAAGGTTTGCCCGATATGCGAGTGGAGGCTAACGACAAATCCTCAGGACGGGTGATGATCGATCGGGATCTGGAAGAGTCCCTGCGCCATCAGCACATCATGTCCATGGGTCTTTCACCCGAGACCGTCGATGCGTCTTCCAACGTGGACTTTGCAACGACCTTGGTGAACTCCTCCTTGATGTTGGCCAAACGGGTGGCCATCTATCAGAAGAAGTTTGAGAGTCAGCAAGCAGACTTCGTCCGTAAGTACACGGAAAACTCTGAGACCCTGATCACTCGTTTGGAAAAGATCGTTATGGATCAAGGCGGTACGGATGAGAAAGCCGACCCGTTTACGTTCATCATGAAGTTCATCGATGCCATCGACGTCAATCTACCTAAGCCGGACTATGTGACACTCGAGTCTCACATGCAGGCCTTTGAGCAGTACACCCGTGCGTTGGAAGAAGCGGTCGGTGCTTGGATCTCTGATGAGTTTGCGGTTATGGATGCGGAAGGTGATATGGCGAATTACCTCCGTGAACTGCGTGAGGCGGTCATTGCGTATTACAAGCGGCGTTGGTTGCGTGAGAACAACGTCATGCCAGAACTCGAAGAGATGACCGACGTCGATGACAAAGGCAAAGCGACCTTTAACTTCGGTGAAATCCATGCCGATCACATGTCGTCGATCATGGCCTTTGTCGAAGACTACCTGAAAGACGCACGGGAAGCCTCATTGAAACGGGAACGTAAGGCCGAGAAAGAGCAAGAACGGCTGGAGAAGAAGTTTAACGAAGAGGCCAACGATGACGACAACGCAGCAGACGCGT